TAAAATTAACTTTAGTTAAACTATCTACTTCAAGTCCTCCATCAAGTATTAGTGGTCTTCGACCTCCAGTAGTTGGATTATACCTCATACTCCAAGCCTGTAACATTCTTTCTTTAATTTTTTCAGAAAGAGTATTAGGACTTTTAAGTACTAATCCTGGAACTGCTCCATTTTTGAAAAAGTTATCTTGAAACTTTCTCATACTTCCTAGAAGTTGCATTGTTCTAAATGCTGGTTTTAGTCTTGGGACTCCACGATATATGGAGTTAAAACTATTCTCTTTAATATGTATAATTTCATTTACACTATAATCAATACTATTGTCAAATGAATATTTATCTATATAAGTATCGTCATCTGAGTAAATTGTTACTTTTTCTGCGGGTAGATGATACAAATGAGCACCATCAAAATATATAAATATATTCCCATCAATTAGTAAGTCAATTATCAGATTTCTTTTAAATGTACTTACATCTTGAAATGGGTTAGGTTCTTTATTAAGTAAAGTATCTACCTTAACTCTACGAATATTTTTAATTATATTATTAGTACCTGTTCTTTGGTCTCCAACCGTAAAAGGTATTTCAGCAACATCATCTACTATCATGTTTACTGCTCTATTAACTACTTCTAAATCTTCGTACGCATTTTTATAATTGTTAACGACTTCTCTCGAGTCGATAGTCATACCCTCATTTCTAGATATGACGTATTGCGAAGGATTTAATTTTTCCTCCGTCTGTCGGTTTATTCCTAAAAATCTATCGTACCATGCCATGTTTTTCTCTTTGTTTCTCGACCCACCTTGCCTGTTTCTCTGCTGTGACTAGTTTGGGTCGCTTTCCGTATATTGAATGTAATCTCAAGTGGTGCTGATGGCAGAGAGTAACTGTTTTATTATAAACTTTATCATGATTCTCAGCAATGAATTCTTCCCGAACATCTAGGATATCTTGTTCAATCTCTATAGTTATGTTCTTCTCACGTAGCCAAGTGTCTAGCAGTTCGGTTAATCCGTAAAAATGGTGAAAATCAAGGTTATTTGTGCTTCCGCATATATAACACTCTTTTTCTTTTTTATAGTGTGATTTAGCTTTATCTCTCACATATTTAACTAAATCTCTCTTAAATTTCATATCTTACTCTTAAAAACAATTATACCAATATATGTACCAAAAGTCAAGAAGTATTTTTGACAGGTGTCTCTAAAACGAGGTGGCTGTGGTTTCAAATGTATACAGTGCATATCGTATAGCATCAGCCATATGCGATGCTCCATCATGTTTCGGTCTCTCTTTCATTAAATTAGGATTTGGATCCCACTGATATTGGTCAAGACACATTATAGCTTCTCTACAGTTTTGATGCACAAATAAATCATCATTATCAACTATTCCTGCTACATGTCCAATTCCATCTAGAACTGACTTTTTAGCATTAACAGTAGTAATGTCATAATTTTGAGCAAAATCAAATCTTGTTTGTTGCGCTGCTGAATCTATATAAATCCAGTCAATATTCCATTTATCAACCAGTTTTCTAATCATTGCAGCATGTTGTTCTGTTGTTCTCTCTGAGTCTAAGTATTCATCTAATAAGTAGTATTTCTTTTCGTCCCAGTCATACCCAATAACACAAAATGCGGTAGGGTCTTTATATCCTACATCAAGTCCTGCGAATACGTCCATCTTACTAGTATCAAAGTTAGATAAATCTGCTAATTGAGTTTCGTGATTAAATGACCATATTTGACCTTCATAAGTATTAAAATCTGCCATATATTCTTGAGCAAATTCAGCTGCAGACATTGTTTTCTTAGCTTCTACAATATCTGACTCAGATACTCTTGGATTCTCATGCCAAGTAGCTTTTACACTTGACCATTCTGGAAACTCTTCACTAAATCCTCTATAGTAAAACTCAGCAAAATAATTATTTCTACCCCTTGGAGTAGATATAAAGATTGCTTTCGAGTTGTCTTTATCTAGTGTAGGTCTTAGTGCTACATTGAAAGCATCTCTGCCATCTACAAGTGCTGCCTCATCAAAGATAATTAAATCATAACTTCTACCAACTACTGAATCAACTTGATTGATTGACCCCATACGAATAGTAGAGTTGTTACTTAGTTCAATAACTTTATCTTTTGCATTATCACGAATCACTTCTAAATCAAAGTGTTTAATAAGATTTCTTTGTAAATCAAATGATATTTGTGATAGTGAATAATTAGGAGACATAAGGAGTACGTGACTATTAGGTACTAAACAAATAAGTTGTCCTATTATATTTGATATGTAAGTTTTACCTTGCCTACGAGAAATCGCAGCACAAAGAAAACGGTATTTGGGATTGTTAATTGCATTTATAATTGCATTTTGAGAGGTGTTAGGCTCAATGCCTAGTAACTCCATGTAACCTTCAATAGGTAGTTTGATAAACCTATCATCATCAAATTGCATCAAGTAACCAGTCTCGATATCTGCTCTACTTGTTTCTATCAATGTAATGTCTCAGGTGTGAATGGGTTTTCTTCATCATCGAGTAATTGATTCTTCTCGACAATCTTTAGGAGATAAAGGTAAGCACTACATAATTTAGAATAATTAAGTTCTGCTCTCGTTAGTGGAGTGCCTTTTAATTCTTTTTCAGTAAAGCTCATAAGTGCTTTTGTAACTTTTAATGTGGTTTCATCTAACCAGATTTTTCTAGTGTCAACAGTTGGTATTGTCATCTTCTTTTCCTTTTTAATCCTTTAACATGCTTTTGAGACTTGGGTGGTCGTTTAGTACTACCACCTTTACCTGCCCAAAAGACTTTATTTGCCCAAAATGCTGCTGAAGATTTACCTTTTGCAATATTCTTTCGATGTCTTGCTTTAAAACTTCTTCTAGCTTCTGGACTATAATTATGACCCATGCCTTGCGCTCCGAATCTAATTATTTTTACTTTTCCACCCACTCTTACAGCAACAACAGCTTTTTTGGTTGGGTGTTTTGGTGTTCTTTTTGGTTTATTTAAACCATTAAGTCCCGCTCTTTTTAACCTAGCTTTTTCTGCTGCTGTAAGTGCCATTATCTTCTTCTACCAGGAAACCTTGGTCTTTTTGGATTTGTAGTTTTTCCAAACCTTGGTCCAATAGCTTTTGCTGGTGTTGAGTATCTAAAGGCTTCAATGCTGTTTGGATTTTTAGTATTAACTAATGCTCCTGCTGCTGCATTAAGGTCTCTAGTAAGCCCTCTTTTTAGTTTATGTTTAGCTAACTTAGATGTACCATGTACACTAGGTCCGCTTAGAAATCCGCCTTGTCTAGCCATTTTTCTTTCTCCTTAGTGCTCTCTCGTAAACTCCGTGAGAGCTTCCTGGCATGTATCTCTTTGCTTTTCCTCTGCCATGAGAGTGTATGCCTTTTAGTCCTAATTTTCTTGCTCGTTGCCGAGCTTTTGTAGAACTTTTAAATATATCTTTATTTTTGATATATCTTTTATGTTTTGTTTTATTGAGTGCCATTCTTAATATAGTTAGTTATCCTGATTTTGTTGTGCACAGTACTTGGTAACTTTAAAAGTTTCCTAATCTTTCTATTCTCTTCAAGTCTCTCTCTTGTTTTTTCTGATAAATTAGCTAAGAGATGTTCAATGACATGAAGATCTTTGATAAGCTTCTGTCTGTCCATATACTCCTTTTTGAGTTATCTTCTTTTTCTTCTAGTAACTCGTTTCTTTTTTCTACCTCTTTTTGCAAAAGTAGAAACATTAGTTGGTTTGCCCCCAGGATTGCCTGCTTTTCTTTTTCTTCTGACTGCCGACTTAATTTGTGCTTTAGTCATACTTCTGGCTTTACTTGCAGGTACACATTTAGGATAACCACCTTTGCCTTTTCCTCTTGCGGATTTTCTTCCGCAGGGTTGATAACCACCGCCTTTACGAGGCCTGGATATATCTACCCAACCTTCTTTAAACCACTTAGTTAATCCACCACTGTGTCCTGGCATTTATTTTCCTTTCTTTTCAGCTTCAATCAATTTATCTTTGATATCTACAGAACCGTCCCAGTTTTTATCTTTACCTGAGATTATATTCCATAGTTGAAGAAGCTTTTCTTTGATGTAACTCATCGTCTTTTCTTTACTCCCATTCTAAAACGTCCGCCTCGCTTCTTATAAGTTCTTACTAACCACCCATTTGCATATGCGGAAGGGTAGACTTTAAATTTTCTTTTTGCCTGCGCTTTTACTCTAGAGTATAAAGCTGGATTTGTTGGTACTGGTACCTTTTTAGCTTTTCTTTTTCTTGCCATGTTTCTTTCTTAATCCTGCTTTTGCAGACTTGAAGATTGATGCGACAGTTTTCTTGCCCATCACTCTTGCTCGTTGTTCTCCTACAGTTAGTATCTGTATTTTTCTTGCATAACTTTTACGAACTCTTTTAACTTTTCGTACTGTTGCTCTTGCATCTTTTATAGTAGCAAACTTAATTCTGACAGTATCTTTTGGATTTTCGTCAGTATAAAGTCTTCTTCCAGAACCTTTAGGTTTTTTACCTGTTCCTTTTCTTGGATCTTTTTTTCTTCTTTTTACCATAGCCTGATGCGTATATTGCTCTGCCCTGTCTTTCAGCTGCTTTTTTGGATTTGTAAGTCTTTCCAGACTTACCCCATTTATAGCCTCCTTTGACTTTTCTTACGGGCACTACTTACAAGGTCTATTCTTTTTCCGAATAGCTGCTTGAAGTCCTTTGGGTAACTTCTTTTGTTTTGCTGTAAGACAAGGTTTCATTCCTCTCTTCTTACCGTTCATTTTTTTCTTCTTACCTTTTCTGTGCATTGGCATTGCGTAACTCCATTAACCGTTTCCGGTCTTGCTGTATAATTACAGGCTTGGGTGTTTGATTATTAGCTCCCTTGGTGAATGTAGGGTGAGACCATAAATATTCACATTTCTTCTGGCTATCATTTCTATGTGCCACGAATTCATCAATCTCATCTAGAGTTAGGTCATCTACTACATAAACTAGAGCGTCATTCGGTTGTATTTTCCAGTTTATCTCGGTCAGTTTTAAAAGTTCTTTATCAAAAGGAATTATCTGTATTTTACCTTCAAGATAGCTTTTATAACTCCACGGACAAACATGACGTATACTGTGAAAATAGTTAAACCAGTTAGAGTTATCCTCTACTTCTTTTTTTCTTTCCACCTTTCTTTTTCTTTTTACCCATTGGTTTTTTCTTGTGTTTTGCCACCATTTTCTCCTAAGTCCATCGAGGAGGCTCGTCTGGACACTCTACCCATCTTAACTTAGTCTTGAGGGGCATAAAACACCCACATAACTTGCAGGTCTTCCAAAATTTATTAAACTGAGGACACTTTTTACAAATCTCATATCTCTCTTGATATGATAGTTTTTTCCTCATTATTTATAAGTGTTGTTTATTTTTCTTTTTTTAAGCAATTGCTTTTTACGAGCAAGTAACATTTTCTCTCTTGGAGTCATGTGTTCCTCTTGTACATTATGCATTGCACTTCCACCTACTGGTGTTTTACTCTTTTCCATAGTTTCTCTCGTATGCTATTTTTGCACTTTCTTCTTTTTCAAAAGTACATTCTGTATTATTTTTCTTGTCCATAAAGGCATAGCCACCTTTTACTTTATAAATACCTTTTTTAACTTCTTTAACTTTAGGTGATTTATCTATATCTTTCTTTTCGTATTCCATTGTTACTCCTATACTTGGATATTCCACATTGCCAATATTAATATTGCGCCACCCACTATTAAGCTTCCTGACGCTGCAATTAGTATTGATTCAATTCTACCTATAGACTTATCCATATCATCAAAGCGATTAAAACATGTTTTCCATCTTTCCTCACACATAGCTTCATGACTAGACATTCTTTTGTCTAGCGCTGCTATGTCAGCTGTGTTTTTCTGTATGTCTGTGTCCACTTTGTTTTTCCTTATTAGTCTCGTTAGTCCATTTCTAACTATTGTTTAATTATACCAAAAATCGTACCTGAAGTCAAGTACTATTTTTCAATGGTATAGATTTTAACTGGTTCTGATTTGCCCTTGACCGTAACTTCATCTAAGAATTTGTAATCATAACCGTCAACTAAACTGTATTCGGATATGATAAGACTAGTGTCATAATTCTTGCAACTAGATTCTAGCCTTGCAGCAAGATTAACACTATCGCCAAGAACACTGTAATCAAACCTATTCGAGCTACCGAAGTTCCCCACCACGCATAACCCGGTGTTGATTCCCGCTCCTGTATTAATTTGATCCAAGCCTTCTTCTCTGAGTCTTTCATTTAGTTCCTCCAATGATTCTCGCATTTCGAGAACCGCTTTGGTTGCATTATCTACTTGATTGTCATCATCAAGTGGTGCACCCCAAAATGCCATGATACAATCTCCCATATACTTGTCGATTGTTCCACCATGTTTTAATATAATTTGTGTTTGGTTGTCAAGGAATCTATTAATAAGTTCAGTGAGTCCTTGAGGATTTTTCTGATATTTTTCTGAAATTGGTGTGAATCCTCGAATATCAGAAAAAAGAAATGTTAGTCGTTTGGTCTCCCCACCCAATCTCAGTAATGTTGGGTCTTTTTGTAATTTTTTTACTAAGGCGGGACTAACGTATGTCCCAAATTGTTGTTTGATTCGAAGTTTCTGTCGATACTCCGATAGGAAACTTACGAAAGTATGATATGCCCAAAATAAAACGGACAACACTACGATTCCACTAGCGTCAATCAAATAAGAAGATTGATACGCATACCAGGCTCCGTAAGAAGAACCTACAGTGAAAAGTGCCAGTGCAGGAACGGAAAACCAGATAGACCTTGATGTAAAAGCCAAAGTAAGAAAAGCAAGTAAAGCAACGGCGTATTCGATAGCCAGTGCCCAACTTGGTGAACTAGGGGCAGTGCCTTGTATAAGATTGTGTAATATGTTTGCTTGAATTTCATGAGGATATTTTGCCCCAGCGGGGGTGGGTACAGGATTAGTTACACCCTCTGCAGTTGTACCCACAATAACAAAAGGAGCTTCAATAGGGTTATTAATAAATTCTGTTCCTGTTTGTTTATAAAATTTTGTGTTCCAATCTAAAAAGATTCTTCCATTAGAGTCTGTATTCATAAGAGGATAATTTGGAACTCTTATCCACTCAATACCTTGTTCGTTTGTTTTTAGTTGATAGCTTGGATCGCCTATTGCGACTCTTAATAATTCTAGTGCGAAACTTGGATAAAGTTTTTCTTGAGAGTTTACGACTAGAGGTATTCTTCTTGTAACTCCGTCTACTTCTGGAGTTGAGGTAACTACTCCTCTTCCTTCTGAGGATACGGCTAGGCCGGGTGTTGGTTGTAAAATTCCTGGATATTGATATAGCCATGGTAGTGGGTCTTCTCCTAGTTGTGCAGTACCAACATGAGTGCCAGTACTAGTAACTTGAGTCGATGCTGCAGTTGCAAGGACAGTTGGTTTTTTAGACATACGAAAAGAAAAGTATGTATCATAAGTTTCTCCTCTTATGTCTTTATTTGGCATTAATACTGTTATGCCTGGAATGGCATTTGTAGTCGTAATTAAATCGCCATAAACTGACCTTGGTAATGGCCAGCCTTCATAGTCATTGATAAAGTTTTCATCTAAATCAACAATAAGTATATTTTCATTTTGAACTGGTTCTGTATTCATGATTAACCAGTCATAAGTTTTTAATTCTGCTATTTGTAAAGGATATGGATTCCAAATAAAAAATCCAAAAATAAATACAATACTTAATAATTTATTAATCATATCTGTTTATTACATATAAAT